TCCCAACGTACTGCCCACACATGACGAATGCCTGGTTTAAGCAATTTGGCAAGTTTCCAGGGCATATCACCATGCTCGAATATAACGTACCATTCAGCAAAGTCATACTTCCAATCTTCGATCAGTGAGTGCTTGAGCCAGCTCAAAAGATCTTCCAATCCTGTTTGAGAACAGCTGGACCATTCATACCTTCATGACGTTTATCAATCCAGGCGACAGCGAAATATCGGAAGGCATCAGCTCCATGTGAGCTCCAATCATGTAGTGGGCGATCCTTGTAAACTCTTTTGTCCTCGTCATACTCGCAGCGGTAATAACTCAGAGCTCTGATTCCATCAGCGCAGCGATTCTCATCAAAATAACACCTAGGCAATATTCTCCTGGCAGCTTCTATGCCATCCATGATCGGTAGATTCGGTGTGACTCGGAACACAATCCCCATTTGCCTGGCTTGATCCTTTCTTGATTTACCAGTGGTCAGCTCTCGTACTTGAATATCATGAGGGGCCCAGTGATCTCCAAAGGTGATGCCATGCGTATCTCGAAAGTCATGCAGCCAATTGATGTAATGTTGTAACCCTTCTCCGCTGTTCTCATAGTAACCAACAACTCGCAGCTCAGTGCCAGCTCTCTGGATCAGCCAGATTGAGGTTGCGTCTGCTATTCCAAGATCCCAGAAAGAGTGAACCGGCAGCACTGGATCAATTGGAACTTTGGTGATCCTGTTGTCCTCCCTGGCTGCTTCGATCTGCCTGGCATAATAGGCACCCTTCCTGTTTTCTAGTGGCTCTCCAAGCCAGATATGCTTGTATAGAGCTTTATCGACTTTCTCCAGGTGTACCCTTTCCTTCTCCAAAGTTTCTGGAAAAAATGGGTTGTCAACGTAATTGACTTTGACTACGTATGAATCTTCTGGTGGATTGACTACAAACCTTTGGTAAGTTGGATCCAGCAGATCCTGGGCATTAAACGAGATCCAGATCTCACTGCCTGGAGCTCTTATGGTCGGAATAAGAGTATCGTAACTGACTGAAGTGATTTTTTCTGCTTCTTCGAGCCATACCACCTGGATTCCTTCCATTGATTTGATCTTGGTGATGTTTGATCTGAGTCCTTCAAAGCTAAACCTGGATCCATTACGACCAATGATCTGTGTCTTTTGAATGTCAAAGAAATCTTCCAGGCCCATTCGCTCGATCGTATCAGCAAGGAGCAGCAGCACTGAGTCATTGATCGACTTCTGGATCTCCCTGGCGCATAAGATCCTGGTCTTTTCTCGGTAAGCTCTCATGATCAAGAGCTGCGCGATCGTCCAGGATTTGCCAGATCCTCGCCCTCCATGTGCTACTTTGTATCGATGAGGATTTAAGAAGGGTTCAAACTTCTCAGTGATTTGTATGCGGAGCTTCGTCGTCGTCATAATGATTGAGATCGTGATAATGAACCATATCTACTATGGCTTGATAACACCAGGGACAAAATGCTACTTCAGTGATCCCAAAGTAACCTTCGATTCCACCATCCATTTCGTCATATTCACTGGCACAAACATTGCATGTATGCTCTATCGAAGCCATTGCATTTGATGAATGATATAAGGAGCGTAACCAATCCAGAAACCTAGAAAGATCCCAAGGTAAAGTTTGTTTATGGGTTGCTTATGGACTTCCACTTCGATTGGATAATCCACTGGTTGTTTGATCAAAGGCTTAACTCTTTTCATTTCTTAATATCTCCACTTGTATGGTTGCTGGCATTGGGTTCTCTGGATCATTAGACATGACTTGCTTATCTAGTCCATGGATCCTCGCTTTGACGTTTAAAGCTGATATAGCTGCCCCAGGTTGGCCCAGGGATCTAGCTAATTGCCGATCCTCGTCAAGTTCTTTTGATAGTGATTCGACAGTCACCTCAAACTTTTTTTGTAGCGTTAATTGCAGCTCACCGATTCTTGTTGCAATCTTGGTGTTATCGAGAAGCGCTACTGCATTTCTATTTATCGAAGCTCCTTTCATTTTTTTGACAGTCATAACTCTGCCTATAAGCTTCACTTGCATTTCCTGTTTCAATAT